CCGTCCAAGGCTGTTTGCAATCCGCTTACATCTGCTATTACATGGTTGTGACTGAGGGCAGCGTAGCTACCAGAAGGTTGCTTCCCGTCCAAGGCTGTTTGCAGTCCGCTTACATTTGCTATTGAATGAGTGTGGCTTAATGAAGCATAGCTACCAGAAGGTTGTTTGCCATCTAATGAAGTTTGTAATCCAGATATATCGCTAACACTATGACCGTGACCATTAAGGCTAACATCTATATTATTAACTTTCAAAGATGAAGTAAAAGATCCGCTTGGGGATGCAATTGCGCCAGTAAATGAAGCACCGGCTAAAGCTGCTTTGTTGGCTAAACTATTTGTTACAGTGGTAGCAAAATTAGGATCGTTACCTAGGGCTGTTGCTAATTCATTTAGTGTGTCTAATGTAGAAGGAGCGGATGCTACTAGATTGCTAATTTCATTTCTAACAAATGAGGTTGATGCAATTTGGTTAGTATTTGTTCCACTGGAAGCAGTTGGTGTAAGTGGAACGCCAGTTAATGTTGGGCTACTAAGAGGAGCGTATATACCACTAACTAGTCCGCTAACGCTGGAATTAAAATCTGTTATATTGCTGGAAGTATGGGTGTGCGAAAGAGCAGCATAACTACCGCTGGGTTGCTTACCATCTAACGCTGATTGTAAACCGCTTACACTTGATATAGCATGTGTGTGACTTGAGGCAGCGTAATTACCGCTTGCCTGTTTTGAGTCAAGAGCGGTCTGTAATCCACTAACGTCTGAAATATTATGATTATGAGAAAGTGGGGTTCTTGCATCAGATAATCTTGCGTCTGTTGTTCTAACTATATTATTAGAGAGTCTGCTATCTGATAGCACTCCCGTGGTAAGCAAGCTAGCATCAACGGTTGGTGGTGCATAGGTATTTACCGCAGAAGCAAAGTCTGTAATATCGGAAGCTAGGTGGGTATGTGTGCTTGATGCGTAACTGCCAGAAGCCTGTTTATTATTTAATGCTGACTGTAAACCGCTTACATCGGCAATCAAATGTTGATGATTAAACAAAGCATAATTACCGCTGGCCTGCTTAGAATCTAAAGAAGATTGTAGATTAGTAATATCATTAATACTATGAGAATGTGTAACTGGAGTTCTAGCATCAGAAAGCCTACTATCAGATGTTCTTACAATATTGTTAGATAATCTATCGTCGGATAGTATGCCAGTAGTTAGCAATTCAGCATTTATTGTTGGTGGCGCAACTGAACTTACTGCCGCAGCAAAATCTGTAATTTGTGAAGACGTATGAGAATGTGGATTTGGATTGCGATTGTCAGATAATCTATTATCATTAGAATAAACAATGCTGGTTGGTAAAATAGATGTAGAAACAATGCCACTTAATAGGGCGGTATCAATAACTGTACTGCTAGGAAATACTATACCATTATAATTGGGGCTTGGTGAGTTAATGCGTCCATTATCTAAAAGTACAGCTTGACTAGCTGGATAGCAACAAAAAACTATAGATACGCCATCTAGTGAGATTCTTTGATTATTATTGGTGCTGCTAAGAACCAAATCTCTAGATAGCGTATTACTGCCGCTATTGTATGTTCCAACGCCAACTTCAAAATTACTGTTATTTTCTATGGTATAATATGTAGAATTGCCATCACCAATGGTGCTAGCAAAAGTCTGAAAAGCTCCAAAAGCCCCAGCTAGGGCTATTTGTAGACCATTTCCAACTGTAATAGATGTTTCTTTTACTCTATCAGCTAATTTTAACATAGTATTTCGCTTGTTGGTGTAATTCTCTAGTAATTTTTACACATTTATGATATTTGTTTGGTCTGGGACTTTTTAGCTTTTTTGATGGCAAAATTGATTAATATTGTAGCTAAATATGATGAAAATGGTAAATTTCTTTTATTAGCTTCTTCTTCTAGCCATACAGCTATTGTATCTTTGTTATCTTCGCACCACTGTATACCGTTTTCGTTCATGGTTTTAGCTCTAGCATTGCAAGAGCATGTTGGTGAAGATGTAATTCCTATTAGTTTTAATAGCTTTTTTAACTCTGTACCAACGCCCCTTTCTATTTCTACTTTTTGAACTTTTGCAGAACTTGGATAACTTGGGTGAGATGTGTCTATAGTCCAATTATCTCCATCTTGAGTTATAACACATGGCATAACTTCTTCTATTGAATATCCACGCTCTGCGCATCTGAATATTAAGTATTTTTTGTCTGTTGTGATTATCATAGTATTTAACAGCTTGGCCCAATAAGAGTGATGGGAGGGGCAGAACTAAAACTAACCCATCCGTTTAATGGTGGTGTGCTAGAACTAGAATAATTAGCCCATAATTCAATTGGGCTTGAGTCAGATATATCTTCTATTACCCAATATGAAGTGTATCTCATTTGCCAATATTCATTTAGGCTTGTGTATAATGGTTTTCCGTTAAAATTTGTTCCGTAATGTAAGAATGTGTATGATGAGCTAGATTGACCAACAGTTGTATAAAAATTATTCACAAGAATTAAATCATTTCCAGTATTCTGATCAATCCAGTTTATTCCAGTGGGTGGAGCGTTTCCGCCAATCACAACGCCATAAACGTTGGAGCTTAAGTTGCCTAAGTTACCTACATCATTTATTCTCCAATTTGTCTCAACATAGTAAATATATAAGGATGTTCCAACTTTGTTGTACTTTGGTTTTCCATTGTATGTGTCATCTTCACAATATTTACCACCATATGCAGAGTTTACAACTAAATAGTATGCCGAAGCAGAAGATGGCAACAATGTTGTGGTTGTAGATGTAGTTGTTGAAGATGGTGATCCTGTTGTGCTTGTGGTTGTAGTATTTGAACTAGATCCAAAAATTTGTAAATCACAAGGCGGTAAGGTGGTGGTAACTGGGTTAAATGTTGTGGTAGTAGCTGTTGTAGTTGTAGGCTGAATAACAAATAGTGTTGCGACATTGCTGTATTTAATCTTTGGATCAATAGTTACAACCCTATATTTATAGCCATTCATTCGTAATGATGAAGCAACAACAAGAGTATGTACTTGTCTTGATTTTCCAATAAGCAAGCGTGACGCCTTATTCCAAGATAACCCGCCGTCTTCAGATTTTTCCCACCAATACGTAAAATTTTTGTCATATAGAGAGATTGCACTAAAAGAAAATGTCGCCGTGGTAGTCGAATTTACAATTTGATTTGTTGGACTAGTTAAAAATTCTATTGTGAAAGGTTCGGGAGTAGTTGTGGTTGTTGTAGTTGGAAGAACGTAGTATTGCTCTAAAGGAACACATAGTAATCTTGGCCCAACTATATCTATCTCAGATGGTAATTTATCACAACATGGATCAGAGTCATTATCGCACAAGCTATATATTTCAATAATGATAGCACTATCATATAGATCAATGCTAGAATGTAAATCTACCATTATGCTGTTTATTATGGTTGCTTCATTGTATTTTCCAATGTATTGAGTTCCGAGTATAGCTTTGCTTACTCTATCTTTAACAACAACCTGTATGACGTTATTAAAAATTATGGGCGATGCGTGAGATATAAGTAGCTTATTTGGCCTTATATGATTTCTGATAATTGGCGTAACTGTAATGAACTTTTCTCCAGATTCTAAGTAGATATCTTCTGAATGTAAAAAATTTAATTCTAAAGCTATTATTGCATCTAAATTTGTAGCAGTTATAAAGACAGATAAGCCAGACGTAGAAAAAGTCTTACCTTTAGGTAGGTATAATGATCCACATGGACATTGCGGAGCAACCGTTGTTGTTATTGGTACAGATGTCATTTTATGGTAGCGGGTTAATATCTGGAGGTAATTGAGATGAACGACACTGTATAGTATCTAAAGTTTCATAATTAATGATGTCTTGACAATTTCCATCTGAGTCTACTGATGCGCAGTCTGAAAATGCTGATGTTGGTGTGTTTGGGCATCTACTTCCAAATTGTACACTTGGAGTATTGCCATACACTCTAAAAAACTCCGCTAACATCTGCGACTGAGTAAGATCACAACAAGAGTCTAAAACAACTTCATTTGTGCTAGCACTTAAATTTGGCAAACAGCTACCTCCAGATTTTAAGCATTTTAGTGTTTGTTTGCATAGCACGTATATTAAATTATCACAAGGTCTTAATGTTGTAGTTGTGGTTGTTGTGGTTGTTGTTGTAGTTGGAACAGCTACACCTTGAATAATAATAGTTTGTGATCCACCATTTTCTGGCATACCGTTGAGATAAAAATCAATCCTATTAAAAAAGTACGAAAATGAAATTGGAGAATTAACATTCAATACGGCTGGTTGATTTGCAAAATAATATCCCGGTTGATCTACATAGTAATATACAGAACCAACCATAGCTGAACCACCGCGAGGATATACAAGAGTTAATGAAAATGGAGAAATTGATCCAAAATCAATATTATCTATGAAATTTAAAGTGTAAGTGTAATTTGGTGGTGGCTCTGTAGTTGTAGTTGTTGTTGACGTTGTGGGTGTCGGTGTAGTACTTGTGGTAGTTGTAGTAGTGGTTGTTGTGGTTCCAATAAAAAATTGAGCATATATCTTATCATCATCAATACTCTTTTTTTCATCTTTAGCATAGGTAACTACTAAAAATGTTTTTATTTTGTCATTTAGTGGTATATCTATGTTTCTTGATCCAACGCTGGTAGACGATCCAGTAAGTTGCGACATGTTGAATACAGCGTTTGCGTCTGTATCGACCGTTGGAACTAGGGATTTATATTTAGTTAGGTTTTTATACTCTTCATTATATTGTTGCGTATGTTGTGTTGCTTTAGCTCCGCTAGCACTTACTATCCACACAGAAGCGTAGTCACGGTTGGGTTCAGATGAAATCCTAAGATTCCAATTTAATAGTCCAGATTTATTAATCTGTAGCCACAAAGCGTTGGTGTCTCCGTGCTGCCCACCAAGCCATGCTACAATAGGATCATCTGGAGAACCCTCTCCGTTTAATGAAAAGTCTGTGAATGGTGATATGATACCGTATGGAGTTTGTTGGCCCCATAGTGACTGCATGTTGTTTCCATTAACAGACAGTCCACGATAAGAAAACGCTGGACCGGAACCATCAAGAGGTTTAGAAATTGGTGGGTCGCACCTTGCTAGCTCTAAATTGTATGTTTTTTGTATTGTGTTAAATCTTTTTGGATTAAATAAATCGTCTACAGAGATTGTTACGCTGTATATACCAGTAGCGCCAGTGTTTTCTGTGAGAAATAGCTCGTTGTTTTCTAGCAAAAAATAGTCTTTGCTTGGACCATTCATAGTTACTATATGTGGACCGCAGTAATCTATAAGATTGATATCTGCAACTTTTAACTTAATATTTCTAGAAGGGGCTATTGTTGTTGTAGTAGTGGTAGTAGTTGTGCCTCTAGCAAAAACGTCCGTAAACGTAAATATAGTAGCATTAGGTTTAGCAGTGGATATTTGTGAGATTGTTCCATCGTAGCCAACTGCATAACCTTTAGCATTAACAGTGAACTGTTCAGGAATATTGTATGAAATACTATCTTGTTCAACGTTTTTTGAAAAAACAATTTTGTCTGGATCTGAATATGTTATATAGTCTTCTATTGTGATTGGAGAAATTTCGTGTAACCCAAGAAGCGGATTACTCGTAAAAGAAAAAGACCTTTTAGAAGGTAAAGACTGCAAGTAATGGAACCATTCTGATATAATCAGACCCATGCCACCATTTCTGACTTCGTTAAGAATCTGGGATTGTCCAGCATCTGGCATTTTAGTGCCACCAAATGGATTGTAGCTTGGCAATAGTAGCATACATACAAATTGCCCAAGACCTCCGGGATAACCGTTAAAGCTATACCATCTATCATAGATAAATGTGCTATATCCAGCGGAATTCAAAACTTCAACAACTAAATTGTCAAATGTGGTATTTTCAGAGCTTAAGAGAATAATACTATTAGAGTGTCTACGAGCAGACCAATGTACAGTATTTACGAACAACCTTTTAAAAAAAGCATTATTCAGGTCTTGGGAATTGATAGCTTTTGTAAAAGCTCCAACTCTACCTCTAGCGGTGCCGATTTCCCATCCAGCTAAACCTATTGCGTTAGCCATAACCCGTCCTTATTTGTCGTAATAAAAATATTCAGTTAAATTTGTTGTTTCCTCTATGTTTGGCCCGCTCCAAAAAAATGTTAAACCGTCTTGAAGTATTCCATCCCTATGTACAATTCTAATTGGATAAAATGTATTTCCAGTAAGTAAAATAGAAGCACTTTTTTTGGTAGCACCTTGAGCGCCAGTAATATTGTTATTAATTAATGCGTTTGTAATATTGCGTCCATTATCTATGTTGGCTAGTACGCCGAGCCAAACTGCGCTACCATCATCACTAGTTGTGGAAAATGTATACGTTCCATTTACAGGTGGCCTAAAATATCCAAAAGCAAGAAAGCTGTAATAATCTCCAGCATTGTTATAGCTAATATTTGATAAAACTACACCTCCAGATATTGGTATATCTATGCCAACATTGCCTTCGCTAATAGTTGACATTGAATCGCTAGATGTGTTAAATTTGCCCTTTAATCCTCCTAGAACATATAATGGATTAATAGTTGTAGTGGTAGTTGTAGTTGTTGGTGGAACTAAAATGATTGGGCAAGCTTTACCACTCACTGGAATTACAATAAGATCAAGAAGTTCTGGATCATATGGAGTAATGGTCGTTGTTGTGGTCGTGGTGGTTGTTGATGCCGTCTGAGTGGGTAAATCTAAATATGGTCTTGTTGGAACATCTAGTAGTGGATCATGTTTTTTGCCAGCTAATTTTGGCCTTTGACAATCTTCATTGATAAAACAGTCTTCATTCATATAACTAACTATTATAGCTTACCCACATCGGTCTGTATTCGTCGTTGATCTTGATAGCAATTACATAATCAGAACTATTAATCTTTAAGAAAGGATCTCTATTTATAATTGAGATAAATGGATTTTGACCAGCGGGAACAACCTTATCTCTCCAAACACCGCCAACTTTTTCTTTTGGTCTAATTCTACCGGTAGTCGGGGCATTTGGGTTTTGTGGTGCAGCTATGTTTTCTTGGGCGAAGCCTTCAATGATTAAATTGTTGTATGCGTTAAGCAAATTGTTAAATGAGTTTGTAAGTGAAGTGAGTGCGCTAGCTGTTGAAGATCCATTGTTACTTAGATTAGCAATATCTTGCAAGAAGCTGGCTGACTCAACAGATGTAGCATCGCTAAATCTAATAGCCCCAAGAAGTTTTAAATCTCCATTAAGTTCAGCGTGTGGTCTTGGTGTTGCTGGATTTTGATAATTAGCACTTTTACTTACTGGATTAGCGTTGTGATCTAGTTTTAATAGATCAGAAGAGTTATTACCACTAAACTTAAATACAAGCTTGTTGTCTGGATAGTTGCTGCCACCGCTATCAATGACTTCAATAAGATTAGCCTGTACTTTTATGCTTTCGTTTGATGTATTAGTTAAGAATAGTTTGCCTTCTGGCATAATCATATTCTTAGTTGTTAAATTACCAGACATCAAAATATTGTTGTCTGATCCAAGTACAAAATTGTTGCTACTTCCAGAAGGATAGGTGTTTAATAAATTATTTCCAATGACTATGTTATTAGATCCATTTTTTATAGATCTAGCAGAGTTATAGCCAAGGATAACATTATTACTGCCGGTGCTAATGCCGCTGCCAGCATTGTATCCAATTGCCGTATTGTTGTTGCCGCCAGCTATGTATGATAACGCTCTATATCCTAAAGCGGTATTATTAGTTGACATTGCCAAATTAGCTTTGCTATTTGGAGAGAATCTACCACCAAATGTATTTCCAGAATTATCTGCTAGTAATGGCTTGTCTAGATTTTGACCGCCAATATCTATAGAGTTCATTACAACTTCAAAAATATTACCACTTGCATCCACAAAATTTAAAGAAGAAGCTTGTGATGCGTCTGATTTTGCTTTGGTGAAAACTTGTGCGTAATTAGCATATCCAGAAGGTATGCCAGAACAGTGGTATAAACTAAGTACAGCTTCTTGGTTATCTCTATCGCCAACAGTGACCATTGCATGTGGAATACCAGAATTAAAAATGCTAACTCGTCCACTATCCATAGCTTTAACAAAACTTATTTTGTTTTCATCGCTATAGATATTGATATTAAACATCCCGCTATTATTGAGATATTCTAATTCTGTACCATACTTTAAGCAATTTTCTTTACCAAGTAATTGTAAAGCAGAAACTGTAGAGCCTTGGTTTTCTGCGGTAGCTCTAATGATAGCATTGCCGGTACTTCTTATGTTTAGAATAGTATCTGGAAGCATGTTGTCGGAATATCCAAAATTGCTTATTCCAACAAATCCATCAGCAGCATCTTGAAGTAGAGTAAAAGAACGTTTGGCATACGAAGAATTATTGTATGACTTAATAACAAGTCTACTTGGATTTTGTCCTACTTGTTCATTGAAAAATATTGGTTGTGTAAGTTGAGAATCTGAAATATAAGATGTTTCAAAACCAGTTAACTTTTCTTTATTAGTCTCTTGATCGATAGCTTTAATTTTAACGTTTGATAGAAGTCTTTGGTTAATATTTACGCCAGAAGCTGGACTTGCGAATGTGATAGTATATTTGTCTTGTTCGCCAGAATGTGCTATAAAGTTAACATTACCAATGCCAGCTAAATTGCTACTTAAATTATGCTCATTTGTTGAGTAGGTCTTTCCTCTTGCGATGAAATAACCAAGCCCATCGTTGTATGTTACTGCCGCAATAACATCGCTATTTATAATTCTATCTGTTCTAATGTGACAACCAGAATTAGTATGAATGCTAATATTAGAATTCCAATAAGAACGTGAATAGGGGTTGTCTATTGATAGATTTTTTAATGCTGAGTCTTGAGAGTGAAAAGTAAACTCGTAAGTTCTTTCGTAATCAACACCGCGTGATCTTACATTAAAACCAGCGCCATTGAGTTCTTCGTCAATTAAATACCCAACTGGTAAAACGTTTTCTTCATTTGGGTTATAGTAATCATATAGACCGTTTGGACCACCACCATCAATAGTGTTAATATAACCACTAGATGCTAGGTGTACTGTTTTGTGTAAATAGTGTGCCTGTTCTACTGCTTCAAATCGTTTAAATCTACCAACGCCACTAACATAAATATTATCTACATAGGCGTTTAACCAGCGTTTATCAAAGTCTCCCAAATTAAAAGCACTAGATACTTTTGGTTTAAAACTTCCACTAACATCTATTCTGCCATTGACATCTAGTTTACCACCAACATTCATATAGCTACCGAAATCGGCGTGTCCAGTGGCTACTAAATTACCACTAACATCCGTATCTCCACCTATAGATGCTGGACCGCCAATAACGGTTTTACTACTTATTAAAAACTTATTCCCAGCATTGTCATAAGTAATATAATTACTATTTGGGAATGATAGAGTTTGTGATAAGTAAATATTGCGCCATCTATAAGTTCCGTGACCTATATCAAAAGATTGAAGAGAGTCAGAAGGATGAAAATGACCACTAATTTGAAGAGTGGCACCTTCATGGAGTCCAGAAACTGCGATACCAACTCTAAGGTTTCCAGAAGACATATCTCCTTGAATGAGAGGAACCAATCCTATCCCATCTGGATTACCACATAGATAAGTTTCATCAATAGGGTGAGAGGCAATGAACAATCTATTATTGGTATCTCTATTAACATAGTAACCAGCACCATGTCCTATAGCTATATTGAAATTACCAATCTTGTTATTGTGAAGACTATAGCTTCCAATACCAATATTACCAAAGCCATTAGTATTACCAGCTAGAGCGTGATAACCAAGCGCGGCGTTGTCTTCACCATAGATATTACAACTTAAAGAATAAGAACCTATAGCAGTATTTTTTGATCCTTGATAGTTGGAATTTAATGCAGAAAATCCAAAAGCTGAATTATCTACAGAAAAATATCCATCTAGACCAAGTTTTTGTAGAGTAAGATCACCGGCTCTGGTAGATCTTACATCTATCGTATCAAAGTTTTTTGCTCTAAGATTCTGTGAACCTGTCAATAAATGAACTGAATCAATTATATCTAACAGGTTATGTCTAATATCATGTGGTGAAATTTGACCAGTTGAATTATCTGATATCTCTCTAGCTATATTTTCTACCAGTTGTGGCTTTGATAGAATCATTTTTTAGAACTTTCTTACTTGAGGCTAATTTCAAGTGACTTAGGATCAAACTTGATATTGTCGCCAGTGTAGATATATCTTGGATTTTTAAGAGCCGCATACATTAACACATTGCCTTGACCAGCAACTGAACTATCTAATACAGCAACTCCAGAAACCCAACCCCAATCAGAAAGGGCAGTATCAAATACTATTTGGTTTTGATTTTTAATAAATCCATTTCCATCATACTGTACATATCCGGGATCTATTGCGCTACCAGAGACTGCAATAGCTCTTGGTGCATAAAAATTTACGCCGGGAAATGTTCGTGGAAAAGTATATGTATTAGAATTTCCATTAACATCTGCTGCTTCAGCTACAGATCTGGATAAATAGATAGGATAAAAATATCCACTATTGCCAACTTCTTGACTGTATACTTGAAATACTGTTGTAGTATCAACGCCAACAGAAAACCATGTAGCATCACCAACGCCAGAGGGCGCTCCAAGATCTCTTCTTGAATAACCAGTAGTGACGTTTGTAGAGCCTCTAGCAACGCCGGTTGGTAATTCTGGGAGTGTAGCGCCAGTATTTGAATCTAATGCAACACTACTAGTGAGAGCTATAGATATAGAAGAAGGCTTTACAAATTCCTCACTTCTAAAGATATGATTCAATATTTTTGCTTCAAGGTAGTCCGATATTGCGGCCATATTTGTCTCCTGAAAAATGAGTCCTGAACTTACAATCTATTGGTATATACACGAAAAAGCCACCCCCAAGTAAACGAGGGTGGCTTAATCGATTAAGCTAAATTATATAGCTTTTACAATTAGAATGAGCCTAGGATCACTCTACGATTGTCTAGAACACCAAAGCCAAGCTCTGCCCAGCCGTAGTAACCGGCGCGCTGCTGACGATGAAGAGTGGGATCTTCAAACACCTGTAGCTGCTCCTTAACTGGCATAACAAAGCTGTCTCTTGTGGAGAGGTCAAGACCAACGACTAGTTCAAGGTCGCTAGCTTGCACTGCACCGCCAAGTTCGTTCACGAAGAACGACTGATATTCCTGACCTTCGCCTAGTTCGTCTAGGTCACGTAGATTCACACCGAAGATACGTGTGATTGGAGCGCCGCCTGTGGGAGCGGTATAGATCTCACGACGAGTTGTTTCGTCAACTTGATCAAAACCCCAGTTACGAATATCTTCTAGAGCTTCTGGTGACACGTAGATATCTGTTAGACGGCCACGACCGATAGAAGCGGAGTTACCACCGCTGTTACGACGCATGACAGTCTGCATGAGTGAAACTAGTCTCTTGCTGAATAGACCGGCAGTTGCATCACCGTCATAGACGAGGATATTGCGGTCAACGCCAGCGGCGAGAAGAGTGTGCCAGCCGTCATCATTCATCTTCTTGGTGAAACCAGCTTCCATCACCTGCATGGCGCGAGCAACGATATCCCATCTGGCTTCGCGTGCATAGCGAAGAAGATAGTCAACCGATGAAGCGATTGTGTAGGTGGGGATCATCACGTAGTCGCCTTCGACACTGCGCTCTGGAATTCTACCGTGGCCGGGATTGGTGTAAGCGACATGCTCACCTTCAAGGCCGGGAGAAACTAGGTCGAGTGGGAATTCGGTTGTTGAACCGGCTTCCACGTTGATGGTTTCGAAAATATCACCAAGGATATTGCCAACTAGAACGCCCTTACGAAGAGGAAGCTCTAGAGCCTTGGCAAACTCACGTTGAGCAGCCGCAGCTACATTGATATCGGCATCCCCAGACTTGCGTAGGAGAGCGATAAATTCGTCACTAGGTCTTTTGTTTTCTGGCATGTTTAATTCTCCTTTTAGAATTTATTTAGTTCAGGGTAGGTTGACTTCTACTTTAGCATAACCGTCAGCATCCTTACTTGTAAGGAAGCGACCGACTTGTAGCACACCAGAGCTACCGGGAGAATCGGGACGGAGATTACCAGCGGTTACATGGCAAGCATAAGCTGCATCACCGGCAACTGGAGTGCCTGTGATGTTATTAGTAACAACGTACCCCTTGCGGAGAACAGTCACCTTGCCACCCTTTTGCACTTCATCCTTATACTGATTTAGATGGGTGCGAGTAAGATCCTTATTAACAACGTCGTTAAGAAGAACACCTACTGGGCGACTAGCTGCTGTTACGGCTGCATACTTCACAAGGTTAACACCTTGATCCATTGCTGCGCCAGAGCCAGCCGTAGTATCATGTACAACGACGCCACCGCGAGTAGCAGTACCGGCATTGTAAAAGAAACTAATATCTGTCTGAAGTTCATATCGATCTGATTTTAGGGCCATAATTATTTCTCCTTTTAAATCACTTACGTAGTACGTTTTCGGTTAACCACTGAGCTACACTAGCTCTTGTGGCCTGAAGTTCATCATTTGCGTCAGAAGCATCTACTAAAGCAGCCTCGGTTGAGCTTACACCATCAAAAAGTGTTTCGGTTACTTCTTCTGTTGTTTCTTCAGAAGCAACTACGGCAGCTTTAGGATTGGTTTCTTCCTCATCTTGTTCGTCTTTGACCAATTCTTTCTTGGTCATAGTTTTGGGAGACATTTTAGCCATTTTTTTCTTGTACATAGCTACAATGGCTTCGAAAGACTTATCATCTAAGTTTTCGTATAGAGAAAGAGATTCATCAGCTTCTGTTTCTTCAAAACCTGAAGCCATAAGCTGATCCTTACGTGTTCTGTTCTTCTCTTTCTTCTTCATATCCATCATCTCGGCGTCTTTAGCGGCGAGTGCATCTTGTAGTTCTTTGATTGCAGTTTCATGAGCCTTAAGTGTCTCTTCAAGAACCTTAAAAGCTTCTGTTTTTTCTGTGAGGCTAGCTTCAAGTGCTGAAATTGTTTCCGCATAATTGGGAGTAACTTCTTCAACTGGTGTGCTAATTACCTCATTTGATTCTGTCGCAGCAGTTAACTCGCTTGGAGCTTCGTTAACAATCTGCTCTAAATTGGTATCAGACATTTGAATTTCTCCTTTAGGTACATTTAAAATAACATCGTCTTGTTTATTTACGAGGAAGGCTCTGCTTGAATCAAGGATAATGCTTCTTGGGTTAGCTGGTCTAGAAACTAATCCCTTACCAGAAAAAGAAATATCTCTTAATGATCTGCCTACCTTGTAGCCCTCATATTCACCTGTGCCACCATAGGCTCTCAAGTGTTTAGTTAAGAATGATGATTGTTCATTCCTTGCTATGACTTTTGGATTGCCCTGTTGGTCTATTAGCGCGTAATCAAAACCCGCGAATAAACATTCCATTGAAACAAACCACTTACCTTGTTCGATTTCGTCAATGATCTTTTGCATTCTTTCCCGATTGTCGGGATTTGTCCAACTATTATATAGAACTGCTTCTGTTATAATGTCGAATTCGGATGGTGCGGTTTCTGTGTCTGCTGCTATTGTTGCGCCCTGTCGGTCAACAACGTAACTGCCAGTAATATGTCCAATAATATCATTTTCATTATGCATGAAATTGAATTGCTTATCTTCTGGCGTAGTCCTAGCAGCCCAAGTTTGTTCTGGAGCAAATACATCGTCATTTTTATTCCAGCCGGTTGATACCAAGATTGATTTAATATAGTATAGATCGATTTGCTTGGGGTTTGCGCTGGCTTGAATCTTATGAGCTACTTCTGGATTTGCTGTACAAACAACCGCCTGAGAGCAATAAGCGACTGTAGTATCGGCCTGCACTTTGTCAGCGACACCATCTAGCACTTCTTGTTTAAATATTTTCATATATTTCCTCTCAAAACAATATACACAAAATCAGAAATAAGTGTGTTTTTAGGTTAAATTTTGCTCTATGTATAAACCCAAAACACTTCTTCGATAAGTGTCAATTGGCATGTCTTCTAGCACAATGTTGTTATTTTTAAGCAGCTTTGCAAAATCTATCGGTGTCTTAGAGTTAGCTGATAATAATTGCGCTATTACTTGTTCATTAACTTCTTCAAGTAGTGGTAAATTCGTTAAAACATCGACTTTTAATTGTTCTAGATTATTAACTTCAGCCTTTGTTAATTGTCTAAGATTTTTCTTATTGTTAGACTTAAGATAAGCATTGGTTAATATATCAGATAGTTGTTCCCAAGATGTTTCAGACCATACTACTAATTCTGCTACTCCGGGTTTTGATCTTGGGTTAGCAACGCGCTGCTTTCTTGGGCCAGTATCATTAGACAACGGTGGTCTTCCATTGCTATTTGAAGGTTTAGCTGATGGCGCGGCTGAACCGGCTGGAGCTACTGGAGGTCTTGGTATTAAAACATCTTTAGGAACGCTAGTTTTTAACCCAACGTCTTGAGGTGTAACCTTGCCACTTTGTAGAGCAATCTTTTCAAGATTTTGTTTATGCTTTGGATCGTGATATGGACTAGCCTTGGGAGCAGATTTACCCTCTTCTCTCGCTGATGTTTCTCTCTTAAGTCTAATTTTCTCAATCTCCGGTATTTCTTTAAATCTCTCAAGAATAGTTTCATGGCTAATAATATCTCTGTCTGCTAGTTGTATTAAGAGATTTTTTTCTGTAGCCTCGTCTGATAAGCTCATTTGGTCGAATTGAATATGGGCGCGATATCTAAAACCCATAGCCTTTCTAACTATTTCTATTTCTTTTTCCCAGAATTTTACAAGCATATCTCTTCCGTACTGCAATCTTTCAACCAAAGTTTTTAATGAAATGAAGTTATTAGTAAAGCCGCCACCATTTGTTGCCATTCCAGTTAGAGTTGGTGGAACGCCAAGGCCAGCATAGATACTATTTAATACTGCGGTGTATTTTTCTGAGCCTAAGAACTTATAAACTTCACTATTTGATTCGTGGAATGATAACTCTGGACCCCATACTAATTCCATTGTGCCACCACCAACGTTACTAGCTAAAATGTCTCTTAGCTTGTTAATTGCAGCTTTATTTGGAAGAATCTTATGTTCAAGACTACCAAGTGTCCAAAGACGAATATTAGAGATAGCACCATCAAGTGCAGATAGATCTGCTAGTCTCATCTTTTCTAACATGATAATGTCATCTAAAATAGCATAGATCATAGGATTGGCCCATTGTAGCCAATCATCTTTCTTATAATGAAATACGCTTAGTCTAGATTGATCTAGCGGGATTTGCTTTTCCCCTCTCTGAAGGCTTTGTTTAATGGCTGTTGGTAATGTATCAAGAACTGTGCTTGGAATATCCCCATTGGGAAACTTGTCCAAGAATGTATTAGCTGATAGAGTATAGTCTTTCGCGCCCATGAATAACGATAGATTACCGTTTGTCATTTTCACAGTCATTGGGTTAAAGAAATTGTAACGCCAAGGTATTTGGTTCTCTGGAACTGTAGGAACGTCTACTCTAATATCTTTAGATAAAGCTTTCATGTACTTTGTTAATTCTGGAGTCATGTTAGCATAGCTACGATAAATAATAACATTGCCAGCTTTGTAAAGATTATTTAAGAATCTCTCTGATCTTTCTTTACCGTTAACACTCCTAAACCACTGCTGATAGAACTTTTCTACGCTACTGTTTTGATGTACGATCTCTATGCCTTGGCTACCAAAATCGCCCATGAGATCAATAATGTTTCTAATAATGCCAACTTTATCGTAAGCGTCCATGCACATTTTAATAGCGCGGCGCTGTTGCTGCGGAACTGCTTCATCTGGACGAAAAGCATAGTAATCGCTAGGATTAAATCCGGGTTTTACAGTTCTATTGGATTCAATATCGACAAAATTGCGATAATGATTTCCTTGAGCTTTTGGCAACCCTACATATGATGAGATATTATCTGAAAATTTAGCAAAAGCGTCTGTTTTGCTGGATGCGTCATCATCATTCCACGTTATCATTTCTTCATTGCTCATGGTTTTCTCTGTAATTGGATTGTTAATTGGATTGTCTAAATACTAATACACATCTTTCATTTGATCTGCAAACCAGCTTGGTCCAGTGTAAAGTTTTTCATTTTCGTAGGATGGCTTATCTCCACCGCCGCGCCCAGTTGCGAATCCACCATAGAAGTTGTAAGCTTCTTGTTCTGGAGTTCTCTGTAACACCCTAGCGGCCATATTAGCCATTAATAGTGCGGAATAACGGTCTTTACGCATCTTGCTCTTTTTGCCAGTGCCAACAACAACCTCTGGTGTGTCCCAACGATCTCGCCCATTATTTGTCTGAGTCATTTGTATCATAGAAAGTTCGTCTTTTAATTCTTCAATATCCATTACGCACTCTTCCAATGTGTCAAACATTCTGTGTTTAATATCATCCTGTGCGGTAGATAGACCTAGGCTTACAGCGTCAAAGAATGGAAATAATAAAACTTTGTCTTCAAAATCTTTTCTCATTCCGTGGTTTGCTTCTGATAACCATTCGTACTTGGCAAATTGACACATCTCTATGATATGTAAACCGCGTTCGCCGTCAGTATCTTTTGGTTTATCATCATCAATTGTAGGCCACATGGGAAGCTCTCCCGGCTTTATTTTATCTTGATCGTGCAAAGATTCTGTTACGGCAACGCCGCCACCTTGAGCATCAATAGCGATATGTACACATGGGTATAGCAACATTAAATCTCTAATTTTTCTTGCGCAATAAGAATAGAAGTCGGTTTCATTGGAATAACCCTTTTTGACTTTTTCTTTATGTTCTGATCTAGTTGTAGTCCAACAATGAACAATTCTTCTATGGTCTGGATTGACTTCTAGAACCACGATACTAAAATTATCTACTTCTGAAGCTGGGTCAACACCAAAGATGTATTTTTTATTTACATCTCCAATCAAGTTAGCCTCAAAATGAATTGGGGTACCTTTACTGTCTTTGATCTCATTCTCTTGAGAGATAACACAGGACTCAATTAATGATCTCTTAAAGAACCCCTGACTGTCTCTTGTGAAACATGCGCCATATTCCATTTGATAAATACCAGTATGAACAGTGGCTTTTGATCTTGCAACTTGGTCAGCGTCCATGAAGCCCTTTGGTAATAACTCATATGGCATACGTATGATTGAATACTGTGTCCAATCGAACGTTTCTGGATAATCTTCTCCACCAAACACTTCTCTTAGTTTAGCAGGATTACCTTGGCTCTTAATGATGGCTTTCCACTTTTTCCAATATGTTGCAAAATGATTAAAATCATAATATGCAGTTCCAGATAATACAATTTGGTTATCTTTAGATTGTGTTGAAGACACATTCTCATCTTCTATTATAATACCTAGCTCTTCTGCTTTTTGTTTTGCAGCAAGGCGTTTAACATTCGCCACTGGATCAGCACTAACTGCGGCGAAACCAGCAACAACATTTTCAAAAATATCTCTAGGAATAGAAGCAAACTCATCGCTGATAATATCATTGGCTCTTTGACCTCTAATTTTTTGACCGTCGCCTAGTGGTAAGCATGTAATGGTGCTTTCATTAAGCCTCATTACACATCTATCTGTATCTCTTCTTGGTCCACTATCGGAATCACACATATCTCTTAACATTGGAGAGTTGCGCCAAATAGTTTCCATGTATTCAAAAAGCACCTTAGACTGTCTAAATGCTGCACCGACAACTACAATTTTGCGTCGTGGTAAAACTAAACCTCTTAACATTGCATATAAAGATAGCATAAAAGATTTACCAAATCCTCGACTAGCAATAAGCATTGGAAATTTTCTATTCCAAACTTCATCTAGCACTAATGCCTGAGATGGTAGTAGCTGAACGTTTAAGATGTGATGACAAAAAAACGATAGATACTCTGGCCTAGTCATAAGCCAAGCGAGCTTTAAATGAAAGTCATCTTCGCTTGGTCGCAAAATACACATTGGATTAAATAAATCTGTATCTACAGAATCTAACCCAAGCCAAGCTTCATCTATCTTCTTTAGCTTTGCTTCACTCATTCCTATTCCAATCCGTTAGTATCGCATCCGCAAATCCGTAATAGACTGCTTCTTCTGCGTTCATGTACCAATCGCCAGATTTCAATTTTCTAATAAGGTATTGTTTTACTTGTTTTTCACTGGGCTTCTTACCAAACTTATCCTTAAAAAATTGACCATCCACGCATCTCTTAGCGTATAAATCAAACATCACACTGGCGCACCGTCTTTCGTAGTCAACGAAGTTTTGAACACTTAAATAGTCAGCGTCAATACCGGTGGAACCATAATGACTCATAAAATAAGCGTTCTTAGTCATGTATCTATAATCAGCAGATTGTAATATGATGCTACTCATAGATTCTGCTTGTCCATATACTATAATGCTAACATACGAGCGACACATCGATATTGCATCGAAAATTGCCATACCATCTGACCATTCTCCACCAACGCTCTGCATATGAATAGTTATTGGATTATTATTTCTAAGATCTAACGCCCTAAGATTTTTAATAAATGTATTAGACATCCGATATTCAACACCGGGGTTTTGATTATCTTCAGCGTGATAATGATTATGTAGAAAGATTTCTCTGGTGTTAATGTTGGCACCATAGTCGTGAAAATCTTTCAGAAGCTCTGGTTCCATGTTAAGTTTTCCTTCCAGTTGTGTACATTTCATGAACTCGCTTAAGAATGCTACTAACAGCCAAGAATCCGTTGTATTTATTTCCACAGAAAATGACCTGTACGTTGTTATATAATGCGAATTCGAACAAGCATTTCATCATATACTTGCCCGTGATTTTGACTGAGGATTTGTTTTTTAATGGTATCCTAGTTTCTTCTGGGAATTTTGCTAATTCTTCAAATGTAAATTCTAGAACTAGAAATTTGTGTGGGAATGGTTTCATGCGCTCTATTTCGTCTAGGAAGGCGTATTTCTTTTGACCTAGATTTGTAGCTAACTCTTCTACGCAACCCTTGCGTTCTATACATATTTTATCTTCTAATCCCTCTATGGAATAATCCCCGGTATCAAGCTTTCGCTCAATCATCCCGCCACAAGTATTATAGTCCTTAAAGTAATATCCGTCTTGTTCACGGGTATCTTTGATGACCATAAATTTTTTAGTTTCACTCATAAATTATCCAATATTAGTTTGAATACATGAACATAATGATTTTCTTGACCTTTAATAGAATCATGACATTTTCTACATAAAGTAATCCCGTTAGATAGGTCATATCTTAGCGCGCTAGCTGTTGACCATTTTTGTATGTGATGAACTTGTAAGCTAGTTCTAGACTTACATCCCGGCATTTTACATTTTTTCCCATCTCTTTTTAGTACGTCTTTGCGCCACTGAGTGTACGCTTCATCATTATAGTTCCTTTTCATAATTGTGCTATTTTATCTATTCTCATGTGTTTTTTGATTTTTTTGCATAAGATTCTAGTTTCTAGCGATGGATCTTGATCCATAAGTAGTTTCATTAATTTAATTAGCACCATATAACATGCATCATCTGGATCATTGGCTTCTATAAAAATTAGTGAAAAGGGTAGACTATATTCTCTAAGAACAAATCTCCTAAGTTCTATGTATAAGTCAGATAGATCTATTGATAATCTAAAGTTTCTCATTTCTGTCAAGTAGCATAAGTTTAATTAAGCCCTCTAGATCGTGGCGGGGTGTCCAACCTAGTTTTTCCTTGGCTTTCTTAAAACTCCCTTTCAGATATGTAACTTCAGACGGCCTATAAAACTCTGGATCTATTACTATATAATCTCTCCAAGCTGGTAAGCCTAAAGAGTTAAACGCTATATCTAAAAATTCAGCCACAGTATGTGTTTGTTCTGTGCATACAACGTAATCGTCGGGGTCTTCTTGCTGTAACATCAACCACATGGCCTCTACGTAGTCGCCAGCGTAGCCCCAATCTCTATACGTGTCTATGTTGCCAAGTCTTAGTTTTTTAAAGCTCATGCCCTGTACGGGGCCATAGATGTAGTCTCCAGATGGACACATTTGTTCTGGCTTTATGTCATATTTGTGCATCCAAGACGAAAAGGACTGTATCCAATTAGTTATTTTTTTGGTTACAAAATTATCGCCTCTACGCGGGCCTTCGTGATTAAATAATATTCCGGCACTTGCATGTAAGCTATATGCATCTCTATACATTCTAACGGCATAATGAGCGGCGCATTTTGCAATTGCGTATGGGGAATTCGGCATAAACTTAGTATTTTCATCTTGATATTTATTGCCGTTACGGTCAATATCGTAAGAACTACCAAACATTTCACTAGAGGAAGCTTGATAAAACCGTGCGCCAAACATGTGACAATCTACAATTGACTGTAGAAGGTTAATACAACCTTTGCCGGTAATATCCCAAGTAAGGGCTGGTTGCTTAAATGAAGTTCCAACATGCGATTGTGCGGCTAGATTATAGATTTCATCTACGTCGTCGTAATTTCTAAAGATATTAATTACACTACTTACATCTGTGATGTCCCCCTCGACCAACTTGAAACTACGTGATCCTTCTAGGTGTTTTATTCTTTGGGTATTATCTGTGCTGGTTCTTCTTGAAACACCAATAACATGATAATCCTTAGATAGTAGAAGATCTGCGAGATGGCTTCCATCCTGTCCGGTTACTCCAAATATAATTGCCTGACGCATATTATTCCTTTCTATATATCCAGCAAGTGTTATCAACCGTAATATTATTTCCAAATTTTTCATCAACAGCCCGTATGACACCCTGCCAGTTAGTATGATAATCATGACCAGCAAGATATCCACCACTCTTAACTTTTGGTAGCCATAGCTCTATGTCGTTTTTAACAGCTTCATATGTATGTTCCATATCTATAAATACAACGTCGCAAGATTCATTATCGAATTGTAAACTTGCTTCACAAGATAAAGCTTTTACGTGTTGAAACTTTCTATTTCCCATGTTAGAAAGAAATGATGCGTATATATCTGAATGTTTAACAAGCTTGTGATGAGTATCTAACTCATTAGATGATCCCTGCCAGCTATCAACAATCCATACGTTTAATTTTTTATATTCAGATATGTCAACTAAGTATGCAGAGCTTTTCCCAAGCCATGCCCCACACTCAACAAAAGTGCCACAAAATGCACATTGAGATACTAAAAACCTATATACATCTTCATGATTAAACCAGCCGTCAATTTGTGAGTATGCTTTCATATTATTCCTGCACAGTGTCTGGGGTTAAAAAAGGTTGATCAACCAGCCCGTCCTCATACTTATGGAACGCGCTTAAGCGTTCCTTCTCTTTTAACATCGCCATCTTCATTTTCTCCATCTCAATTCCGTACTGCTTCATAGTCTCTGGATCTTGCATCATATTAGCCACCCACGAAATGAAACTCTGTTTACTATCTTCTAATCGTTTAATTCTTTGTTCTCGCGTACCCTTCATCTCGCGCAACATACTAGCTTTCTTAGTTTGAAGCTCGCGGTAGTCACGGTTAAGACTTTCTTGTGAAGCCCGCAGGGAAGCTATCTGTCTTTCTAAGTTAATAATATAATCTAGGTCTTGATCGTCTTTATCTTTCGACCTCTCATCTTTAACCATAGCCTCATAAGTAGAAATCTGTTGGATATTATCCTTATTACCCTTAAGACACCTATTCATCAATAGCTCCAACTTGATAACGTCTATAACTTGCAACTCTTCTGTTGGGAAAACGTCATCTTTAAACTGGGCGATAATGCGGCTCCAGTGATATTTAAACAATTCTAATTCATCACTAGTGAATTGAGATTGTAGCTCTGTCCAGTACGGGCGATCTTCAAGAGAGAAAGCAGCTTCTTCTTCCAATGAAAGTCCGTGCTTAAGCTTCCTCTTCATGAATTGTTCGACAGAATCCACATCCCGGTCTAGAGATTTAGCTATATCCTCTAGGGTCATAGACTCGGCGTTGCGAGATATAAATCTCTCTTCTTCTTTTGAAATTCGCCCCTTACGCATGGCCGTGGTCTTTCATTATATTCTTAATAAGTGAGATAATTTCAGCTTTACGTTTCTTTGGTACGTAAACATCGCTGAGTATTTTTAAATAGTCTGAGCGGCATTTTGACGGGAGGTGTTGATCTATAATCTTATTCATGTGCGACACATCTATATTTATATCTACGTTTTGGTCTTCAGACTCAAGACAGTCATCATAAGATAATTGTGATGGGTTTAAGACTTTTTTCTTCTCTGTGTCATTCTTAGTAAAATAGTTGTCGCGGACGAAATTCTTGAGTCGATTAGATAGATTAACTGATAAGAAATTTTCAAGGGGGCGGGCTTCGTCATAACGATCAAGGGCATCCATGCATATAATATAAGCTTCTTGCTTTATATCATCAACGTCGTATCCATTAAAGGTATACTTGGGGGCGATACGATCTACTACTAATAATATCTTTTGCATAACTTCTGATTCGGACATATTTTTTGGTATCTTCATTCGTCTTCGAATCTCCATAATAATGTTCGCCAACGAGATCCGTCGAAGTATTGAATGGTGTCATGTTCTTCATTGTAAATGATACTACCTTTTTTTAGTTCTGCTGGTTTATTTGGGGTCAACTGTAATATTTTAGTTTTTAACTTCTTAACGTCTAGTTGAGAGCATGATAAGATAATTTGTTTGCTATAGCCAATCAGCAATTCAGTAGCTTTGTTACATATATCTAAAATAGAAAGGGAGGTAACATTACCATCAAGTCTACCAATAACGGAGTTTTCCTCTAAGTTAACAATATTGAGGGGGTTATCTGGAATAGAAACTATTAGTGAGTGTGGATCAACTAATAATTCTGGAAGAGAGTGGGCGCTATAAGATTGAACAACTAAGTAATCATCTGGGTCGTGACAAGCAAAAGCATGTACGGGTCTTGTAATGGGACCAATCTGCTCGTCACCATGCTTGTATAGCAGAGGCTGAGATCGTTTAAGAAGAATAATATTGGGGGCTTCTTGAAAGAGGTGGCCTATACCTATCTCTAAGTCAATTAGCTTACGTTTATTATACTTTTCAAGCCTGTAGTAAAACTTGCTATCTAATCCAAAAGCTACTAAAAAGCTATTATTAGTAGAGCAAGGGGGGTTTTTTTGATAACGAAGCTCTGGAAAATAATCACATACCTGTTCAGTGCCAGATAAGAATATGTCGCAAGAGTTTTCTGTGGGAAGTCCACGTTCAAGAATCTGAATTGGTGTTGTCTTTAGCTTCATCGTCCTCAAGTTCCTTTAGTAATTCTATCATTGGAACGTCTGGCTGTTCCAAGTCCACCATGACGGATCGCTTGACTTCGGCTGTAGCTTTACAATGCAATTCACAATCTAATTGTTTCTTTTCATTCATATTAGAATCTCCTCATGGTATTATACACCCGGATAGGCATTATCACAAAGAAACGTGGGAAAATAAGGGGCAATCGGGGTGGATCGGGTAGTACATTTACATTTTTTGATGCTTATTGTTTCTGGACCACCCCGAGGTTTTCTGCCAGTTTGGCAGCTTCCGTTTTCTAAGATAAAACCCCCACCCTAAGTCCTTGCGTATCAACAACTTAGAGCATATACAGTGGCCCAAATTCGTCGTAAGTCCAATGATATCAACCACTTATAACAAATCCAAAAAAATTCTAGAAATATCTGAAGATTTCTCTTGACAACGCCGATAAATACTGTATAATGATAGAAGAAGAAAACGATAGAGAAAAGGATAAGAAAATGGAAAAGGTTCAAAGCGTCAACGGTTTCATCAGCAGTCTCCCCAAGATTCGCAAGCGTCGAATCTGGAAGGTGATCATCAACGGTACGGTTGTTCAGGGTGTTTCCGCTGATGACAATCGCAAATCAACTGCACAAGCGTACATCGCTAGCAAGTATCCCGGTCAAGCTTTCACCCTAGAATTTTCTCATTGGAAAATTTGAGAAATATTCTCTAAGGTACTTGACACCATCCAGCCGATACTATATAATACAGACATGAACAACAACACAAACAAAATGATCTACTGGAATACCTCTAATCGCACGGGCGACCGATACGAGGTATGGTATGATGGTAAGGTAATCGCCCGACACATTACGTTCGATGAATGCTGGAATCTTGTTCGATCCCTTCAGGCTAAGTAAGGTATATAGAATGTTGACGTTTATTGATTATGTTCAGTTGTTCGCTCTTATCGCAGGATGTGCGTTTATCACCTATACCGTACATGAGGTAGGTAACGCTGTGCATTCAATGCTTAACGACTAACACACACACACACACACACTAAGGTATATAGAATGACACACTACGAAGCTACTCAGATGGTACATGGTAAGACTAAGCGTAACACTCGCAAGGTAGGTAACAATACGTATGCAGAGATATTGCCCGATGGTAGCGTAGGTATTATGCTACATGGTACATATGTTGTGAAGATTCATTACGACAACAGTGCAACGCTCAATACGGGCGGATGGTATACCAGTACCACTAAGGATAGGATAAACAAGTATTCACCTGTACGTGTGTACCAGAAGAAGGGTGAATGGTATCTGAACGATGGTACACCATACGTAGATGGTATGAATGTTAAGGATGATAAGACATGGATATGGTAGAGTAGACGTAAAGCCTTGCAGCGTAAGGACTTAGGGCGAGGCGGGCGGCGAACACTTGACGTAACTCCTTATGTAGTATAGACTTATGATGTATTTCCCTATATAACCGGCTAGCGCCACGCATGGCACGGGAGTTGCATACAGCAATTACTGTGCCAATGTGTGGAAAAATCGGGGGAATTAGTGTCAAAATCTCTTGACAATATTCTTAGAATTTTTCGCTTGCAATCTAAAGAATGTGCTGTATAATGTCGATATAAGAAGTAAGAGAGAAAAGAAGAAAAGAGAGAATGAAAATGAAGAACATGATTGTGCTGAATACGGTTGCTGAGTTGGTCGAATTGCTGAACAGCGGTTCATTGGATACCTTTGTGAACAATGTCGCTTTTGCTGGCGATCTGCTAGAAAAGGCTCGTATCAATGGACATAACCAAATTTGCATTGATGATGAGTTGGGATTCATGGATGATGGTGGTTGGATTGGTGTAGATGAGGTTGGATACGTTGTGGAAGAAATGTATCTTCCGTAAAAATTCCCTAAAGACTTGACAACCTAAAAGACGATATGTAGAATAGGGAAAAGGAAAAGAAAATGGTTAGCTCTAAGACAATCAATAAAAACATCAACAAGTACGCTGCTCTGGTAGGGTTGTCGATCATTCGTAATATGGATGGGTCGTATAACGTGAAAGATAACGTAATCGGCTACAACGCATTTACCAACGTGGATCGTGCGTGGGCTGTTCGGGTTGTTCATGACGCTCTTTATATGCAACTGGGAAAGGTATAAGAATGTTCAGTAAGATTGAATACGCTATGGTGTGGGTGATGGGTGCTTTCCTTACGGTTATGGAAACGCTATGCGAAGTATGGCAGCGTTTTAAGGAATATGATGAGATGAGGGCAAGGGGCTATACTCTCATGAAGAATGATAAAGGGGATGATTTCTGGGT